AAAACTCAGGATACAATTAGTTTCTGGAGTACTTCTTTTATCCGTGGTACAACTCTGGACAAAGCAATTATTATTGTTGACGAATTCCAGAACCTTAACTTCCACGAACTTGATTCAATCATTACCCGTGTTGGTGAGGACTCTAAGATTATGTTCTGTGGTGATGCCACACAGACTGACCTTGTAAAAACTAATGAAAGAAATGGCATCATTGACTTTATGAATATTCTTAGGTCAATGCCTTCAATGGATATTATTGAATTTGGTGTTGAGGATATTGTCCGTTCAGGACTCTGTAAAGAATATCTACTTGCTAAAATGGATCTTGGTTTATGAATTTTATTCATCATAATTATCTCGGTGACGTTGAACTAACAAAAAAAGAAACACAAGGCATCCGTCTCTATAACCTCCCTAATGGAGACTGGGTGCCTTCCATTACGTCTGTAACTTCTTTCTACAACCGACAAATCTTTGCTAAGTGGAGAGCACGGGTTGGTATTGAAGAAGCAAATCGTATCACTAAGAAGGCCACGTCGCGAGGAACAGACTTCCATGCGGCAACGGAACTCTACATGCTAAACAAAGAGATTGATTGGGATGAGTTTAAACCTCTGACCAAGATCATGTTTGCTCATGCAAGACCATATCTAGATAAGATAAATAATATACACGCTATCGAAAGGACTCTGTATTCAGAGTACCTTGGCCTTGCTGGTAGAGTTGACTGCATTGGTGAGTACGAAGGAGAACTGGCAGTCATTGACTTTAAGACATCTGAAAAGATCAAACCAGAGAAGTGGTTAGAGAACTACTTCGTTCAGGAGATGTTTTACGCCTCTGCTTACTATGAGATGACTGGCATCTCTGTCAAAAAACTTATCACCATTATGGTTACGCCTAGTGGTGAGGTCGAAGTATTTGACAAACGTAATAAAGGGGACTATATTAAGTTACTAGTAAAGTATATTAAAGAATTTGTACATCACAATACTGGGGCAAAAGATGGAGAATGATCTGGAAAAGGTCCTAGAGAAAAAGTTTTACTGTCCATCTAGGTTCACTCAAGAAATTGAAAACGTTGTTACTAACAACGAAGACATGTCGTACATTGATGCGGTAGTATTTTTCTGTGAACAGAATAATATTGATGTAGAGTCTGTTTCAAAACTAATCTCTAAACCTTTGAAAGAAAAGATCAAGTATGAAGCTATGGAACTTAATTTTCTAAAGAGAACCACCCGCGCCAAATTACCCCTCTGATTTCATTTTGGGTTGAAAAAAATCCCGGCAAAAATTTGACTCTATTACTTTTTGATGATGCCCTTTGATGCCTATAAGCAATACCTCTCTTTGAAGAATCACTTCACCAAAGAGAAGTATGACTACCACAAGTATTGTGGTAAGAGTCGTGCGACCGTACAATCTTTCTATAAAAGAAAAGACCGCTTCTGGTTTGAGAAACTTGCAAGGAACAAGTCAGACCAAGAGGTGGTTGAATTTTTTGTGTCTAACTTTATCACCTGCACTGATCCAAGTAAGCTTTGGATAGGAGAAATGATACGCGAAGGTGAGGGTAGGTACACTGACTGGAAGAAGAGAACCCAGTCTCTTTCTTACCTATTCAGAGAAGAAGTTGAACGTTTGTTTGCAGACAACAACTTTGATTGTATGTTCGCAAAAGATGGATCACGTCATCCAGAAATCCTCAAGTCATATCTTAGAGGCGAAGTATCTATTGAGACTATGGTCATTCTTGATAAGATACTTGGATTCAGACAAGACTTTGATAAGCATCTGTCTGATCCAGTGTGGGAAACCGTAAGTATGAGAATTAAAAAATATTCTTCTTTCCTACATATAGATGTATTTCGTTATAAAAAAATTCTAAAAGAGATTGTTTT